AGCCTCAGAACCTATTGCTACACTTTCTATTCCTGTAGTATTAGCTCCGAGAGCATTATCGCCCACTGCAACATTGTCCGATCCAGTCGTGACTGCATCCATTGCAGAATCACCTATCGCTACATTATCCGTTCCTGTCGTTATGGCTGTACCGAGTGAGCCAGAACCCAGTCCGACATTGCCTGTACCGCCTGTCATATCCAGTACGTCAGTTACGGCAGCACCTGCTCCAGCACCATCGGTGACAAGCATCTTGATTCCGCCATTCGGAATCACAACATTTGCGCCTGTGCCTTGAGATATGGTTACTTGATAACCAGCGTTGTTTTGAATCACCCAAGTCTTACTGACTGTGTTGGGTGCGAGGGTAACTGTATTGGTTGCGGTGATTGATCCTGTCAGCGTCAGAGCAAAGGCTCTCGCTGCATCGGCAGTACCATCTGCCATTGTAATTGTGTGAGAAGTACCTGTAATGGCTTCTGAGCCAGAACCCCATGCTTCTCCAATTAATTCTAAATTTGTATTGGTACTCGTTCCCCAAGTACCCGACTCATCGCCTGTGGCGATTTCTTTAAGTCTTAGATCATTTACATAAGTTGCCATTATATGCCTCTGTTTATTTAATTGATTATAATCCTAATTATGCTATGCCGCAACATCTGTCCAATCTGGGGACTGAGAATCGTCGACCTCGGACCAACTCGGTGTTTGAGAATCATCGATTGCGGCCCATTCAGCATCTTGTCCTGGAACAATGTTCCCCCAAACAAGGAGTTGACTGATTTGGCCTGTTCCCTCTACTCCTGTAACTGAAACGCTTACAGCTATAACAGCGCTTACATCACCAACCTGTCCTGTTCCAATAACCGCTGTTAAAGAAACAACGTTTTGAGTTGCCGTTGTTAAAGATCCAACTGCTCCTGTTCCAGCAACTGTTGTTGGATAAACATTTGCGTCACAAGTAACGGTTTCATCGCCTTGAGAAACCGTGGATGCCGTACCGCTAACCCCTGTAATTGCTGCGCCGTTTGGAACAACTGTGCCGACAGCGCCTGTACCCGCTACTCCTGTTTCGCTGACATTGGCGTCTCCGCTAACTGATTCTGTGCCTAAAGCGGTGGTTCCCGCTAATCCTGTAACAGATATGTTTGCAACGCCTGTAGCAGTTAAACTACCTACTGCGCCTGTGCTTGCTACCCCTGTTTCACTAACATTAGCTTGCCCTGTTACGGTTAATGAGCTAACTGCACCTGTTCCAGCTACTCCTGTTTCTGTAACATTTGCTACACCCGTTACAGTTAAACTGCCAATACTACCTGTAGCACCAACTCCTGTCTCTGCTACATTAGCATCACAAGTAACAGTTTCTGTTCCTAACGCAGTAGTGCCTGCAAGCCCCGTAAGGCTTACAGTCATATTGTGAGGCTGACCCCATGCGCCAGAACCCCACGTGGAACGACCCCAACCGACAGCCATTAGCTGTCCTTACGCTATTCTAATAACAGCGTTACTTGCGTCTGCAGTTGGGAAAGATATTGTAAAACTACCTGCTGTGCTTGTTTTGTCTCCACCGAAATCAAAGACTGCAACAGATGGATCACCTGTAGCTGTGTCATTGAAAATCATGCAGCCTCTTGCAGTAATTGTGCAAGTACCAAAAGTCAAATCAGCAAAATCAGTAAATGCAGTTGTTCCTGATGTACTAGGATCAACTCTAGTCAAACTTCCGCCTTTAGCGGTGTAGTTTGTACCTGTTGCTTCTTGGCTTGTGGTATAGGCTGTTGTGGAAGCACTCATAGTAGCTGAACTCGTATATAGGGCTAAATTGAAGGTATTACCTCCAGAATTTTTAAAATTATGCACTCCTTCTAATAATTCTTGTTTAAATGAAGTACACATTGCCTGTGTTATAGCCATTATAGCCTCCTAATAATTTCCGCAAGGTCTTTATGTCCTTGCGCCTCTAGTTGATTACCTATTGTACACATATGATTTTTAATTGCCTCACGCATGTAATAAGTAATAATGTTTTGACACGAATTTTTAAAAGCATGTGCCTGCGCTTTAATTGGGCCAGGTGCAGTATCTGCAACTGAAACAAGTTTGTTCGTTGCCATTTCAGCAACTTCTTCTACTGTGTGACCTCTATTTTCAGTGGTTTTTACACCTAAATCACCAATAGAAAGTGTAAAAGAATCTGTTTCCATTTCAATATTTCTTGCTTTTTTTATTTTTTTTTGAAGATTTCTTTTTTTTCATATCGTAATCTCCTCTAGAAGTATGAGTTTCTCCTCTCATGTATCTTTTTCTTTCTGTTGCGCCTGGCATTGTTATTCCTCTCAATATTGATTGGGTTCTGGAGGCGTAAGGCCATTCGTTTTTGAAATTCTTACTGGGTCTTGCCTTCCTGAAACACCAACGGGTTTTTTATTTTCTTTTTCTATCTCTTTTTCTATATTAGAAAAATTAGTAGTTTTTAAATTTCCATTCTTTAAATAAACAACAGGTGGATCTTCCAACCTATGATATCCATAAAGTTTTTCTTTTGATGATATGTTAGTGTCTAACATAGGAGAACTGGCCGCAATAGAAACATCAATCCCTTTGCTCATACATTTAGCCAACCAGAACTCGCAACACCCTCTGCCCAATTCTCCAAAATGAACATTGGTGCTGTAACTAAAATCAGCTCCATACATGCTAATTTTTCCTACTTCATTTAATGCTGCAAAAGCAATTGCATAGGCAATCGTGTTATTAAGATATCCGCAACCCATTTTTTCGACCACCTCATCTAAAGGAAATAATTCAATGGCCGGGACTCTGCTATCAAACTCACAAGAATATATTGGGATGTCTAATTTGGAAAGTGTTCTTCTCATTACCTTCGTTTGAGGTCCAGAATCGAACGTATCAAAGAAACGAGAAGCAGGATCCATCATAAACACGCGGTCACACTTGACAACCGCACACATGGAATTAATCGCCCAGACCTCGTCGTATTCCTTGCTGTGACTAATCGACATGTGATAATCAAGTTGGCTTTTTCCCATTGCTACAATTGCAATATTCTTTCCCTTCAAGTCTTTAATCATCGAACCGCCCTGGTCTTGTCATATCTCATTTCCTCTTTGGTGTTCTTTCCCTCTGCCCATATTTTAAACTGCATCATTTCTTTGTCATAATTTTGTTTGTAGGTCCCAATTTCTGTTTGATCTAATTTCATAAACAAAGCGGCCTGCAACAAAGATCCTGACAATAAAACATTGGGTGCATTGGTTGATAAATAAGTGGTTCCATCTGAAGCCCCCGCCGTTAAAGAAGTAGGTCTATAAAAGTAATGCAATTCAAATGTATAATTTGCATCGGGCGTTGGCGCTAAAATAAATGAATCATTATCAAATTCTCCGTAATATACAGGCTCACCTGTGGTTGATGCATTGGGAGTGTAATCTCTAATAAAAGACGGATGTTTTAATAATAGATAAGTGTAAACACTGGAGTTAATTACCGCTAGGCTAAACGGCGCTAAAAAATCTGTGGGCATTGACAAATAAGCGTTTCCAGAAGCGGCTGTTCCTGTAACATTTTTTCTAAAATAGTTCAGTTCAACATTCTTTAAAATGTCTTCTTCGGTCACTTTTATAAAATTATCCAGGTTATTTGTAAATGTCGTTTCGTCATTTTCCATGTAATCCTGGACAGCTGTTTTTAATGTTGCATAAGTAAAAGCCATTATGAGCCTCCTGCTGTTATAGTACCAATTTCTCCAGTCGCTTCAAGACCCTCAAACTCAGTACCAATAGGATCATCAGTAGTGGTCATTCCTCCAGTCCCTAAATAAACTCCTTTAGAGTCAAACTCTGAAATTGTATTTGTTGTGATTACTCCAAGCGCAGCAGTATCTGTAACTGTATCAGGCCTTGGATCATATAAAGCTTGTGGATCAGCTACATGAGGTAATGGATCTAATTGTGGGCTTTTGGGTTCAAAACATTCAGGGCATGTTTTTAAATTGTTCCATTCCTTATGTAATTCACCTAAAGGATATTTAAAACCACATCGGTCACAAATTCCGTATGCGTATTTGCCTGAAGCATAAGACATTTTTAGTATCCATAAGAACGCATGTTTGGTTTAACCATCAACGATGCACGACTTTCATCTTGAGCCAATGCCCTGGCAAATTCATCTTCGTACATTGCTTTTAGTGCTTCCATTCTTTCTGGCGCTCTTTTTTGAGATATGTAATATGCAAGCCCAGCAACCAAACATGGATAAAACCGAAATGGAACTTGGACATCATTTACTGAAGCATCTGCATCTTCAATTCTTAAAATTTGATTCATTTTAATAATATCAGAACTATTCTCTGGCGCTGGCCAAAGATATATTTTCGGAGTCTCTTGTTTATCTATAAAATACTGAGTAGGCCTCGCTTTGTTTGCTTTGTTTGGAATGTTCCAATATTCAGATCGACCTATCTGATTCATTTGATAATCAGTGGTTACTCCGCTTTCGGTTCTTCTTAAAACCACATCAAGAACATCTGCAACATAATTGTTTAAACTGTAAGACTCAGTGCCTTCGGTTAATGTCTGACTGACATTATTGATTGTCCACTGGTTTAGTCCTCTGTTTGCCCAGTCTGCAAAAAGAATATTTAACGAACGGCGAGCTGTTCTTGCGTCATAAGCAGTACGCATTTCCAGCCCACATCGTTCGTAGGCTTCTTCGATCCATTCAGCAACATTAGGCTGAAAATCTCTTGATCCAGAAGTAGCCATTCTTCTTAGTAGTTCTTAGTGAACTCACACCAAACGGTGTATTCATTCCCGGCATCAGATGTCGATGGGATAACAAAAAGTACATCACCAGAATAACCAGATGCTGCTGTATTTGTTAAACCGCCAAAGCCACTAAAATCAAACGAATTGTCATAAGACAATGTCAGAAAAGTAACATCGGTGCTTGCATCCCAATCTAAAGAAGCGGGTGCATCAGGAGCGCCGCTAACTGTATACCAAATCTTTTTTAAGGTAACAGTAGAACAAGCGGTTCCATCTGGAGCAGCATTTAATGCAGAAACATCAACTAATGTTGTGCTGCTTGCACTTCCATCTGATAAGACTGAAGCATAAACAATAAGTGTTTTTTCTCCATCAAACTGATTAGTGGGACCTGTGACTGTATTAGCCATGCGTCACCTCCTTATGCGTCAGCGAATGGAGTAACTATTGTTCCTGATCCAAGAATAATGCCTTCGACAGCATACTTAGCAGAAGCCATTGCAGTACATTTTACAATACTACCAGCTAGTCCGCCTTTAGTGCTTCCATTCATAGTAATGACATCATTGCTTGCGCCAGAAATAAAAGTTTTACCTGTTGCATCATCTACACCAGTATATAGACCGCCAACGAACTTATCTGTTCCATCGGTTAGTATGTCCATATCTGTTGCGGCTGTAACAACAACAAATGTAAATGTAGCACCTAAATTATTTAACTGATTTGGATCATCGTCCGCACCAGGAGCGGTTGCGACAATAGAAGGCAAAGTAAATTTACCGTCTGCGTCATTTGTTATTAATACTTTACCAGCATGCGCTGCAACTGTAATTGTTGTGTCAGCAGTTAGG